ATTGATTCGGTTCTACTAGGTCGAGAACTGGAATACATTATTACATGTCCAGATATTTTGGATCACGAACCTTCAATAGAAGAAAGACCAGACCTTGTACCATTCCAAAAGGAGGCAAAGGAATGAAAACAAATATCAGTATTGAACTAAACGATGAAGATAGAAACCGTTTAAACAACATTTGTTTCAACACATCGGGAAAGAAGTTGATCAGTAGAAAAGAACTGACAAGCGTAGTAGATCTTTTTATTCAAGAATTACTGCAAGGTGAAGCGCCAAGAATGGTGACTAAAAATATTGTTGATAATGGTTGTAAACATTATTTTAATGATGTCGAAGTTACACCGGAAGAATATGGCATGGGTATCCATGCTTGGATTAATAAACGCAAACAAGCGAGGGCAGGGGTATGAAGATGAACAAAGACGAAGAAAAATTCTTTAACGATAACGTAATTGATTTCAACGAAAAAAAGATAAAAAAGAAAGCAAGAAAAATGCTAGATAAATCTAAACTTTATTCATTAAAACCAAATAAAGAAGTGATTGATCAAGATTTAGATACCACAGGTTATCGGTATTGGTTTCCCAAAGTCAGTGAGGTGCGTGTGTCATCGGTTGCTACTCGATTAATTGATGAAGCGCATACGGATAATTCCGATGAATACATGATGTATTTGATGCATATGATGAACATTGGATGTTTCGGTATTACTGATCAAGTCGAGGACTCACGCAATATGTTCGCCATCGCACATGGCGGTGTGGTCACTGGTAAATACCCATACGATCCTGACATGGATAGAGATAAAGTGGGAGAAGCCGAAACACTAATAATCAGCATATCAAAGTGTAGAACAATGTGCTTTGTGGCGATGGAAAGTGAAATTGAAATGGATGGCGAGTCATGAGAGCGCCTCCGCATTGGTATAACTTGGCTGAAAAATTCAGGCGCGAAGGCAAAACGTTGCAATATATTTCAGATCTTTTAGGAGTGGCTGTTCCAACTTTACGGACACAGCTACTTCTAAGAATGAAGGACTATGAAGCGTTTAAACAACCAACGGCTAGTAACGAGGCAACTGCTCGCAGTAGCAGAATTCTTCAAGCAGTCAAGGAAAAGGAATCTATAACGAAAATTGCAAGGAGAGAAAATGTTTCTCGGCAATGGATTTACAAACTATTAAAAAGAAAAGAAGAACAAATAAATAGAATTGTAAAAAGCGAAGTAGATCGTAAACAACTAGAGAAAAAATTTGAGGGATACTTCCATGAGTAAACAAACATTTGAAGAATTTAAAAACGACTGGGCAAAAACTTGTGTTGAGTGTGGAAAAAGTCCATTAGTTTTTGAAAGTGATAACACTAACGATTACGAAGAATATGAACCAGATCCCGAAACAGGAGATGCAAGATGTTTTTCATGTGATTTAAAATCAAACCCAAAAAGATATAATTAAGGAGGTGTCTGATGTGTGATAATCTTTTAACGCTAAGATTGAGTTCCTGTTTAAACGCATCTAAACGAGGAAAATCTAGGTGGGCAAAACAATTTTGGAGAAAGACAATGAAAAAAGTTCACTATAAATATTATACGGAAGATCAGGACTATGAAAAATATTATGGTTTAAATAGTCCTGTGGAAGTTCCTGAAAGAGAGCTTAACCCGCCTGAACCAACGAGTGAAACTGATCCTTATGATGATGATGATGCATATGATAATTTTATCCAAGATCAGTTAGATCAAGAGTATTTCGATAATAATCCGAAAAAGTAAGCTCGTAGAAGCTCGTATTTCGAGAGATAAAGGGGCAGGCAAGGGCAATGCCTACCCCTTTTTTAGCTATAATTCCCTGTATTCGGATCAAATTTGAGTTCAATCACACCCAATTTACCTGACTGCCTGAACCTAATCTTCTTCACATGCACCCTGACATCGTGAGAATTCGGTGTGAAGTCACGCTCAACGATTAAAAGATTATCACACTTGTTATAGAAATTAGCCGAGCCTGATATATCTTGTGCTGTCGGTGTTGGGAAACTTCCATCCATGTTACGTCTCAATTTAGTGGGATGGGCTACCAACCAGACATGAACACCATGAGTCGATGCCCATCTTTTTATCGAAGCCAACATCAATGATACATATTCGGTTTCGGTATATCCGGCAGGACGTTTATGCTCAAACTCATTATAAGGATCAAGTATCAAGCCACGAAGATTCGGATACCTCTGTACTGCATTAGTCGCTGTGTTTAAACACCATTCGATTGTTGGAGGCTCGTCCTCGCTACGAATCCAATAGAAATGTTCTTGTATGAATTCTACAGCCGGATACCACTCGTCATCTCGAACCTTGTTGCCGGAAGCAACTTCCCATGTCGGTTTACCAACTAATTTAGCAACGAGTTTATTAATATGTTCGTCTACAGGATTTTCAAAACTACAAATTGCAAAACGATGAGCATGATTCTTTGCCAACCCCAAGATGATTGCGTCCAGTAGTTCAGACTTTCCGCCATTTGGCACACCAGAGATGAGTGTTAGCTCACCGGCACGAACACGATAAGCGCCTGCGCCATCATCAAGCGAGCCATCCATTGCCTTAATACCTGTTGACAGACCGGTACGAACATCACCATGTAAAAGGCGCAGAGCATCCTCAACATAATCATGCGTTTCTCTTAAATCCTTTAAAGGATAGGGAGTCGCATTATCAATTACATCTAGTACCGCTACCTGTCCGTTCTGCATCAACATATCATTTGCATCCTTATGACCACTCGGTAAAGACACTTTCCAACATCTTACTTTTCCAAGTCTACGAGCTAATTCTTCTCGTAGTTCGATTCCTTGTTTGTCGTCATCTGTAAATAATACGATCTGTTTAAACGATTTAAACTCTTTATGCAAGGCTTCTAGGTAACTCATTTTTTTGTCACCTGCACCATCCGGTACGGATATTACGTTTTTTATTCCGGCTGATAGGCAGGCTAGTGCATCAAGCTCTCCTTCTACTATTATTAGTTTTTCGTTGCTGTGATCCACTAAATGCCAGAGATATGGTAATCTTTCACCACCAGAGGTCTGTGAAAATTGTTTTTCGATTGTTCGGTACTTGATATTGGTTATGTCACCATCTTTTTTATGTAAAAAAGCAATAGCTGTTTGTTTTTTCCCGCCAATAAACGCTTCTGCGGAACAAATTTCCGCAATATCAAGAGCTTCTTGAGTAATCTTTCGGTCATTGATGAACCAAGATAGCATTTCATCGGTCAAAGGATTGGTTTTTACTCTCCCGTTAAACTTCGGTTTCTGTTTAAACGTAGTTTTATAACTACTATCATCTCTCCAGACGCTCCCCGTCCAATTACAATGATGACAATTCCATTGCGCGCCTTGTGTATCGACTAACATCGAAAGACAAGGTTCTTGTTTATGCTTTCGTCTTGTGTGGTTGCACGAGGGGCAAATGACTTTCTGCTGACCATCTCTTAAAGATTGAAGATTAAATCCTTCTTTGATTAGCTGTTCAGAAAATGAGACGCTCATGGCAAAGTCCTAAATATTTTTTTGCCAGAATCGTCAACTTTTCTTCCCATTTCATCCCGCTTATTGTCTTTTGCGTATTGCGCATCTAATTTTGCTAGATAAGAAACAGTTGATAGATACCATCTTTTTTTATGCGCATATTCTGCTTCTTTATGAAACCAAGCATCGCGTGAAAATAAATGCGCTTGTAGATTTGGTATGTTTTTGTATGCTTTTTCCCATCTATTATAATCATCTTCGGTAAGTTTTATTACCTTACCTTCAAATTTATATTTTTTCATTTCTTCTCCATTATTGCGATAGATATTTCATTAAAATCAATAACTTACATGCTATATAATTAGACTTCGGAAAGCTAGAAGTGAACCCCCCCAAACCCCCCCAATATAAAATGAGAAGTCTGAGGAATTAGACTTGCGGATTAGCCGTCAGTTTTACCCCCACCACATTTAGCTGTGATCAGCTTGCAAATTAAAATTAACACAGTAAAATTCTCGTTGCAAATGATCTCTGCCTCCACAGATTTGTTTGCCCTCCGTGTTGCGATGGAGATTCGAGCCTCCCCATTAATTTGTGGGAGGTTTTTTTTCGTCCCAATCAATCTCTGTAACGGTTACTTCGCATCTTGGGTTTTCTTTGTCCAAGAATTTTCTGATTGTTTTGTGTTTAAACGCACGATCATTGGCATACCAAATACCCTGAAGTGCATCCAAAATAATACTTTCATCTAGGTCTGGTCTGCGCGAGGAATAATATATATCGACTTCGATTTTGAGATCACCTTCTAACATTGGGCTGATTTTTTTTGCTTGGATTTGCACGTCACGCTCAAAGACTAATGCTTTTTTGCTTTTTATAAATCTAGGTTTACCACCAAAATGCACTAATCTACGGGAATTTGCTTTGGAGCAACATTCACCATAAATAATCTGCTTGACTTCTCTTTTCTCATGCATAATACTGTTATCTTTCATCGCAACAATGGAGAACGATCTTGGAGTATATAAATACCCATAATTTACCTGCCCCTTTAGCTAATGCTATCAAACGTGATACTTATAGCAAGGGCGATGCTGTCATATCGGCAACAGGTCTTATGCGACCTGCTCGTATGTCGGCTCTTTTCGATCACTATGATGATCAAATTCAACGTGACGTAACTACTGAGGTCTGGTCACTGTTTGGACGTGCAGTTCATTGGATTTTAGAGCAAGGCGAAACAGAGGGCTACATCACCGAAGAGAGGTTTTTTGCAACGTGTGAGGGTTGGCGGGTGTCAGGTCAGCTAGATGTCCAAGAAACGCAAGAGGATGGCTCTCGTGTGATACAGGATTACAAGACACGCAAAGTATATGGTGTCATGCATGGTGGAAGTGCTGACGAAGAGCAATTAAATATATATGCATGGTTGGCACGTCAAAATGGTATCGAAATATCAGGTCTACAAATAATCAATCTCATTAAGGATTGGTCAAAACATCAAGTCAATAGAGTAGCAGGCTATCCCGAAAGAGATGTTCATATTCAAAATATAAATATGTGGACACCGGAGGAAGCTGATGCTTTTGTGCGTGAGCGTGTTCTTATACATAAGCGAGCGCGTGATGGTGACTTACCAGAATGTACTGACGATGAACGATGGTATCGTGGCGAGAAATTTGCAGTACGCAAAGAAGGACGAAAAACCGCAGTGCGAGTTTTCAATTTGAAAGAAGAAGCGGAGACATTCATATCCGCATTAAAAGATAATGATAAGCACAGCGTTGAGCATCGGTTAGGAATTAATATGCGATGTGAAAGTTATTGTGACGTGAGTGAATATTGTTTTCAATATCAATCTATAAAGGTGCAAAATGAGCAAAATGACTGAAAAAGATAAACTAATAATAGCAGTAAAACAAATGGCAGAATTGCCAGATAAAGATAAGGTATCAATAAGAGGAAAGATGTATGCCGAAGTGCATACAAGAGTACAAGCATTTCGCGAGGCATTTGGTGTTGATGGCAAGATCATCAGCAAAGTACATGTTGCGGATAAAGATAGAGTCATGACTGAAACATCAGTCTATGTTTATAAAGATGGATCTTGGAGAGAAATCGGCAATGATTTCGCTGAAGAGTTTCGCGCTAGTGGAATGGTGAACAAGACAAGTGCTGTCGAAAACTGTCTTACATCGTCAATTGGCAGGGCATTGAGTGCGTGTGGCTTATCAGGTGGAAACTATGCTTCATTTGAAGAAGTAGATCATGCTATTAATGAAAAAGTGGATGTTACTGCTAAAGAAAAACCTAAGAAAAAAGATCCAGTGCCTAAACCCAAGACTGCAAAAGATTTGAAAGAATCAATGGAAGAAAAAGGTTTGGCAAAGAAAGATGAAGAAGAATTTATAGAAGAAGCAAAAGAAATTTTTGGACTTGAAGATCAAAATTACGCTGAAAAATTTACAAGAATTTCAGAAAAAGCCCTTACGGATATGGATGTAGCGGTCAATTTGAAAAAAGTAGAAGCAATATGGAAGCAAGCTATAGATGATTTAAAGGAAATAAAAGGGAAAGTATCACCTACTGCATGGCAAGTGTGGCTAGGTAATATGTCGTTGAAACGTGAAGAAATGTTAAAAAAGGAAACTAAATAATGGCTTACGAAATGAAAGATAATAGTGGTAGTATTTTTAAAAACAAAAACAAGACAGAAGATTGGCACGCGCCAATGCGAGGTAACGCTTTAATTGGTGGTGTCGAGTATTGGGTTGATGCCTACACAAATGTTGGCACAAAAAATGATGATCAAGAAAGATGGCAAGGACTTAGGTTCAAGCCAAAAGATAATCAAAAAGCAACAAATTCTAATGCAACAAATAATACAAATAATGAAATAACGGAAGATGACATCCCGTTTTAGTGTTTAAACGTTTAAGGAGTCTAGCGTAGATTAGCGATAGAAGACCGGTCTAAGTGGGATAATATCCAGAAATCGCACCACGACTACGTTAGACTCCGCTTTTTTGGAGGCAATATGAGTACAACAAGACACGATGAAATGAAAGAACAGGTACAACGATTTCATAATGAAAATCCAAGAGTTTGGGATTTATTTATTCAATTTACATTAGATAGGATTCATAAAGGATTTAATAATTATAGTGTAAACGCAGTATTTGAAAGAATACGTTGGGAATTTGACACGCTCGGCACTAAAGATGTATGTAGTTTTAAGTTAAATAATAATTACCGCGCATTTTATGCCAGAAGATTTATGCGAATATTTCCACAATACGATGGTTTTTTTAGAACCAGAGAACAAACGAGCAAACAATCAGATAGAACAAACTTATCAGAGCTAACACCAAGAGATTATGAATAAAGAATGGGCTGATAAAGTTAGAAGCCAACGTTACTTATCAGAGGTTCGTGAGCATGGTTGTTTGGTTTGTCAAAGACCGCCACAAGCTCACCATTTAACTCACGCTCAAGGTTTAAGGGGCATGAGAAGAACTGGCGATCAATGGGCTGTTCCTTTGTGTCAAGAACATCATTTTAATTTACATGCACATGGCAATGAATCGCAATGGTGGGCATTGCAGGGACTCGATCCTATTGCTTGGGCAAAAAGAAATTGGGAGTATTTTAATGAGAAGTGAGATAGAAAATATGGCTGAACATTTTGAAGCCAAAAAATATGCATACAGACAAACAAAGGACGGTGTTATTTTATCTTTTGTCTTACATCCAGATGATATACCCCCTGATATGGCGGTGTCGGCAATAGGTTCTAGGTACATGGTTGCTTGTGTTCAGATAAATGATCAAGAAGAACCAGTACAAGCTAAAGCAAAAAACGAAGGTGAGAGAGCTTTATCAAGAGCATGTTTAATTTGTAAAGATTCAGATTATCAAAATTGGGTACGTTTAAACGCAGAGACATGGGGAATAAAGCAGTTGGATTTATCCGATGAAGAACTATGCGCTCGTGTTATTAGATCTGTTTGTCGCATCGGTAGCAGGTCAGATTTGAAAACCAGTGCCTCTGCTCAACAACGTTTAAACTTACATTTAGAAGATTTTTTAAAAAGGAAATGATATGAGTGATACATGGGGACAGAAGATTAGAAAGCTAAGAAAAGAGAAAAAAGAAACGCTTCAATCATTAGGCGATAAAGCCGGTATGTCCAAACATTATCTTTCTTGTTTAGAGAGGGATGTTCATATGCCAAAGATCAGCACCGTAGAGCGTGTAATAAATGCACTTGGGCATGATTTAAAAATTGAGGAAAGTTCTGATGGCAGATAAACGAAAATCAAAACTGATACACGCTGAATTAAAATGCGGTATGCACGTTAAATGCCTTTGGTTAGGCAATGATGCTTTTGCGAAATTATTTGAATCTTGGGATTTCGATTCAGATGAAGGTAAATTCAAAGGTTTAGCTGAGTTCGACTCTACGTTTTCTTATACTTTTGATTTTGATGAATTGAAAGATGAAAAAGATTTAATTGGCATTGATGTGGAGGAGGGATTAAAAGATGCTGAAATTGTCAGTTATGACATCGAGGATATTAACTGGCAACCAACAAAAAAAACATACATAAGACTGGCAATAGTAGATGTTGTCATACCAAATAAAGAAGATATAGAAATTACAAGTGTGATCGCTACGGATAATTTCGGCAATACACACGAAACGTGCGTAGATTTTTTTGTTTGCCTTGAAGATGAAGATGGCGAGGAGATTAGCTAATGAGATATATACATATTAATCCCATCCCTATGGATGATGAAGAGTACAAAGATTTTAGGCGTATTGGCTTTCGTGCTTGGATCTTTGATCAAGCAGAGGCACGAAACTTGAGTTTCGATCATGTGTCAGGGAGTAAGCCAGTCACTAAGCACACTAGAGCTAAGAGAGATGGCACGATATTGGTTTGCCCTAAATGTAAAGAAGCAAGTATAGTATATCATTTCAGGTGGACTGATCTTAAGTGTTTAAATTGTAGAGATTTCGTTAATAAATACGATTGGAGAATAGCTGATGAGGAGTGAATTTAATAAAATTAAATGCTATTGTATAAAAAGAAATGAAAGATAAAACAAGAAAATGTCTGTATTGTGAAAAAGAATACAACCGCAGAAGCAAAAAAGGAACAATTTATTGTTCTAAAAAATGTAGTCAAAAACAAAATACAAAAAGAAATCAAGAAGAGTACAAGGTAGATTTAAAAAACGGACATAGGCACGAGGTAGCTCATGGCATAGATGATTTTGCTATGACTACGCATTCCGTACCGCATAATGTGTTACAAGAAGCTAAAAATTACGTTGATTGTCAATCTGATACTGGAATAGTAGAAGATGTCCAAGAAATTTTGAGAATAACGTATATTATTTTAGCTGAAACATTAACAGAAAATAGTCGAGTAATATCCAACCGTAGAACATTAAGAAAACACCACCTGTTAAAAAATGACAAATATGTAAGAAGAATGGCTTATCCATTTTCTTGAAGAAGAATGGCTTTTAAGCTACAAGGTTAACCCTTATGATACCTTTTGATCAACCTTTGTGCAGTTGTGTAGCGAAGACGCACTTTTTAATCTTTCTCGCTATCTAATTCGCGATAATATTCAATCACCGACAAAGTTTGTCTAATATATCTTTTTACCTCTGCCATGTTATTTGACAAATTCTCATATCCTTTATTAGACAAACCATAAAAAGCCTGAGATGGCGCTTCCCCTTTATTTAAATCATCAAGATATTCTTTCATTGTGTCAGGTGTTAGAACTTTCCATTCTACAGGCATAGCAATAATTTTATTTGGCAATGGAGGATGATACATCGGTGCGGGTTTCTCAATGGTTATGACTTCAACAGGCTTTACCTCTGGAGGTGTAAACCTTGAGCCAAAACTTGAGCAACCGCTAGTTAGTATTAACGTTATCAGTAATAATTTCTTCATCGAATTGATTTGGCTCTGTAAGCGTTTCTAACTCTTTGCCTACCTTTGCCGTACCTCTGTTAATTATGCGTTCTATGAGCTTTGGTTTTGCCATAGAGAGCATGTTTAAGTCATGTTTAGCAAATGTATTCTTTAATCGGTTTACTTCTAGTTGAGCTTCATTGTTTTTTTCTGTCAAACTTGCAATTTGTTGTTGAGTTTCTTTTTCTTTATTTAGTTGTTCGGTAATTTGTTGATTTTGTTTGGCGATGGAGTTTTCCAGTAACAACTGATTATTCATTGCCTGTTGTAATTGCGTAGCCAACATTTCTTTCTCTGCTTCAGATTTGTCATAATAAAGTTTAAACGCTCCCAGCGTTAAAAAAAGAGTTGCAGCGAGGATAATAGAGGGTTTAAACACTTGCAGCGAGCCAGCAGCGTATTATCGACATGTTTAAACAGAGCAAATACCACTGGTGCATATAACGTACTACTATCATCAAGATCTTTTATTTCTTTTAAACGATCTATTTTTAGATTTAGATACTATCCGTAGATTTTTTTTATTGTTATTTCTAGGGTTACGATCTTTATGA